CTTATTGACATCCCACGTTATGAGTATGCTTGGCAACTGTCATACACATGGAAAGAACCTAAGTTTATACCTAAAGGAACACGATTGTTTGTTGAGGGCGCATTTGACAATTCAGCAGACAATCCAATGAATCCTGACCCAAGCAGAGAAGTACCTTGGGGACAGATGAGCGAGGATGAAATGTTCTTTGGAGCATTTACTTGGAAGAACTTGTAAGTGTACGGTGGCCTTCCTTTATTTCTGACATTTTGTATGATCCTTATCGTTGTCGATACGGCCATACACGTAATGATTCAGATGTATTTCGAAGGCCACCCTGCATTTAATGCTTGACAAGTCTTAAAATATCGTTTATTATATATAGTACGGAAAGTAGCACTATACGTTACTTTCCTATACACACCAGTATACAACCAACGATTAAAAATGCCCACAAGGCAAGGACTTGAAAAGAAAATGAGAAAGCGCGACTACACCTTAGCAGCAGTACAGTCTTTAACAACCGTATTTTTAGCATTTGCTCTACCAGCAGTTATTATATATGCTAACAGCGGTTTCTAAATTAGCAATAATTTATATTCTGTTTTGTATCCATTTATCTGTAAACAATGACTTTGTACCTAGACTTACAGGTATTATAAATAGTAGATACACACAAGGTAACTACTATGGCATACACCCCCACAGCTAATATATCAGAAGCTACATTTGATGCAGGCAACCCTAGTGAACTTGATTACTTAAAACCCAATGGGTTTCGTTTTCAGGTTCACAACCTGCCAAATGTTTCTTTCTTTTGTCAATCAGCAAACATACCTGACATTACTTTAGGTGAAGCTCAGGTACAAACCCCACTAGTAGATTATTTTCAACCAGGTGAAAAACTAACTTTCGGTTTGTTGAATATACGTTTTCTTATTCAGGAAAACATGGCCAATTATTCAGAGTTATATAACTGGCTAAGAGGCATGGGTAATCCTGAAACCACAGAAGAATACACAAACTATTTACAGAAACAACTGTATAGATTCCCAGGCAAAAATACAGCAACTACTATTGAAGGATTGTTTAGTGATGCAAGTTTGTTTGTATTAGACTCAAACGACAATCCTTCAATAGAGATAATATTTCAGGACGCTTTTCCTACAGCATTAAGTGGATTAGATTTTGATTTGACTGACTCAGAGTATTTCATAGGGCTAGCATCATTTAGGTACAGACAGTATAAGATAAACTCGTTATAAATATTATTATATTATTATAGGTATATTATGATTACATTGAATGAACTGCAAGAGGAGTGGAAGTCCGATTGCAAGATTGATGAACTAAATCTAGGCAGTGAATCTGCAAAGACACCTGAACTCCACTCTAAATATCTAAACTATCTCACTACTTTTAAACTACAGCTACGTAAATACGAAGCGCAAATGCTATCCCTACGTAGAATTAAGAGTAGATACTTTAGAGGTGAACTGAGCAAAGAAGAATTAAATGATTTAGGTTGGGAGCAATACTTAGGCAACCAGCCACTGAAACAAGAAATGCAAGAAGTATTAGACAGCGATCCTGATGTTATAAAAATCATGGACAAAGTAGAGTATATACGTGCTTGCTTGTATCAGTGTGAGTATATAATGAAGTCACTAAATAGTAGAACATGGGACATAAAAAATACTATTGAATGGACAAAGTTTAGTAACGGATTGATGTGATAAAAGTTAGCAAAAAGAATGAAGTACATCTTAAGATAGAAACAGAGCCAGGTATATCACAAGAGCTTAATGATTTCTTCACGTTTGATGTACCAGGTGCTCGTTTCATGCCACTGTACCGTAGTCGTATGTGGGATGGCAAGGCACGTTTGTATAATATGTACAGGCAAGAACTATACGTAGGGCTTCTGCCTTACCTAAAAGAGTTTGCTGACACTTTAGAATACCCGCTAGAAATAAACATAGAGGACATAGGTGATCCTCTATCAACGCAGTACATAGAAAACTTTGCTAAGAAACTAAAACTGCAAAGCGGAGGCAAAGACATTGAAATTAGAGACTATCAGGTCGAAGCTGTTAAACACGCTATCAACAATGGGCGAGCGCTTCTCCTGTCTCCTACTGCATCCGGTAAGTCACTTATCATTTATAACCTTATCCGCTATCATCAGCATCTTAACAGAAAGCAGCTCATTATCGTACCAACAACATCTCTCGTTGAACAAATGTATGGTGACTTCCAAGACTACGCAACCGCAGACGATTGGGCTGTGTCCGAGAACTGTCATAGAATATATGGCGGCAAAGAAAAGTCAAACGAATATCCTATAACTATATCTACTTGGCAATCTATATACAAGTTTCCTAAGTCTTGGTTCGATAAGTTTGATGTTATCTACGGAGACGAAGCACATCTATTCAAAGCAAAATCTCTTACAACAATACTAGACAAATGTGTCAATGCAAAATACCGTATTGGCACAACAGGCACACTTGATGGAACAAAGACCCACAAGTTAGTGTTAGAGGGTGTATTCGGTCAAGTAAAGAAAGTTATTACTACAAAGAAACTGATGGACACTAATCAAGTTGCCGATCTAAACATTGTTGCTATGGTATTAGATTATCCTGATGAAGATAGAAAAGCAGTAAAGGGCATGACATATCAGGAAGAAATGGATTGGCTTGTGACTAATCATAGACGTAATATAGTTATACGCAATCTATCTATTACACAGGAAGGCAACACACTTGTATTGTTTCAGTTTGTAGAGAAACATGGGAAAACTCTACACGATATGATTTCAAAAAAGTGTCCGGACAGAAAAGTATTTTTTGTATTTGGTGGTACTGATACAGATACGAGAGAACAGATACGTGCTATCACAGAGAAAGAAACAGATGCTATTATAATAGCGTCATATGGGACTTTTTCTACAGGCATAAATATTAGAAACTTACACAATATTGTTTTTGCTTCACCGAGCAAAAGCAGAATCCGAAACTTACAGAGTATTGGTAGAGGGTTACGTAAAGGGGATAACAAAGTCTCATGTAACTTGTTTGATATTGGTGATGACTTACAATGGAAGTCAAAGAAAAATTATACGTTAATACATATGGTTGAGCGTATTAAATTATACAATGAAGAAAAATTCAAATACAAGTTAGTAAGGATACCTATTAATGGAGAATAATTATCAAGTAGTAAGATTGTTAAATAATATGACGGTCGTAGGTAATGTATTGTTTTCACCTGAGGATGTTTTGATTCAGTATCCTTTGGAAGTATATTCTAGGCCTGTTGAAGATGGTAATGGTAAAGTGGTAGGAGAGCACATGGTGCTACGTCCTTACTTAGTTATGACACAGGATACTGAAATAGTTATAGATACTTATAATGTTTTATGTTCCTCTAAATTAGATACTAGGTTATTTCGCTCTTATGAGGAAATGGTTGAAAAGGTTTACAAAAAAAATATTGAATTTGAAGGGGACTTTTTTAAAGAAGAACCTGAACAAGAAATGACAAAGGAAGAAGCAGAGTATTTGAGCGAAGTATTAGAGAACTTTTTAGAGAAGGATAAGATAGTACATTAGTCCTTTAATGCCTACAGCACAAGTATAACAACTAGAAGAATCCGTGTCAAGCATTTTGTGGCGCTTGACAAAATAAATTTTTAATTATATAATGGTATTATTATGAGTAAAAGTACAGCACATTACATTGACAACAAAAAGTTTTTTCAGGCCATGAAGGACTGGAAGGACGAAATCAACGCTGCTGAAGAAGCAGGTAATCCTAAACCTCAGTGTACAAACTACTTGGGCGAATGTTTTGTTAAGATCTCAAATCATTTGGCCTATAAGTCTAACTTTGTAAACTATACTTTCCGGGACGAAATGATACTTGACGGCATTGAGAACTGTTTACGATATGCTGACCGTTTCAACCCTGAAAAATCCAACAACCCTTTCGCATACTTCACACAGATTACATACTATTCTTTTGTGCGTAGAATTAAGAAAGAGGCCAAACAATCTGAAACTAAACTCAGATATTTACAAAGCATTGACCTCCAACAACTACTAGATGAGATCGAAGGTGACTCTGGCAACTATGATTATCTGAACTGGATACAAGAACAGTTAGATGCAAATGCTAAAGAAAGAGAGGATCTCAATAAAACGGCCACAAAAATGCCAAAAAGGCGGCCAAAATATTTTGACGAAAAAGATGAAGAAACACTTGACATTGATGTCTAAATATTATATACTGGTCTTATCTATATTGAGGATAGTATATGAAGGTTCGATATTCCGAAATGTTCTACTCGTTTCAAGGCGAGGCAGAACTAGCAGGCACACCAACAGTCTGGCTTAGATTTTTCGGCTGTAACTTAGAATGTAACGGCTTCGGCCAAGAACAACCCACTGAACCCTCTACATGGAAACTCCCATATAAGGAGTATGACTTGATTGATGTCAAGCGTGTAGAGGATCTTCCTGTATGGGAGTATGGTTGTGACTCATCTTATACATGGTCAAAAGAATACAAACACTTGGCCACTGACACTACAATCGAAGGTGCCGCTGACAAACTTGAATCACTCTTGCCACGTGGCAAATTCACTCACCCTGATTCAAAACAAGAAAATATGTTGGCTTTTACTGGTGGTGAACCCATGCTACAACAGCGACAGATGAAAGCGATTGTCAATGAGTTTCTTATACGTGGCAATGTGCCTAAGATTATTACAGTAGAAACAAATGGCACTAAAAAACTAAACAAAGACTTGCAAGACTTTATCAACATATACTTGGCTGACATGGGTATTCGTTGGCATTGGGCAATCAGCCCTAAACTATGGCACACTGCTGGTGAAGTGAAAGCAGTAGATGTTGACAATTTTATGTCATATATTGAAGGCACTCGTAGCACAGGTATTATCAAGTTTGTTTGTAATGGCAGTAAAGAATCTTGGCGTGAAGTAGATCATTATGCAGATCAAATTGCCTTTTGGGCTCGCCACGCTGACATGAAAAAGCCTGACATATGGATTATGCCTGCAGGTGCAACGAAAGAAGAGCAAGAACAAGTAGCAAACATTTGTAATGTTGCTATGGAAAAAGGCTACAAGGTAGCTACTCGTAATCATTGTTATGTTTACGGCAATCAGATAGGAACTTAATATGAATATAGGCAAAAAACATTTTGATGAACTCCCTGAGTATGACGATACAATCCCATATGATTGGAATCAAATAGATAATATTGTCACTGATATTGCTGACCGTATCAAAAGGCGACAGGTAAAGTTTGACAACATATTAGGATTGTCCAGAGGCGGACTTATCCCAGGTGTGATGTTGTCACATAAACTGAATGTAAACTTTGTCCCTATTGTGTGGCAAACAAGAGACGGCACTATAAAGGACAAAGTTACACTGTCTAAATATAATGATGGAGCGAATCTCATAGTAGATGACTTGATTGATTCGGGCGAAACATTTTTTCAAGTTAAAAAATATGCACCATTGGCCAAGTATTGTGCGTTGTTTAACAAACAATATTCAATAGCGCTTGACTATTGGGGAACTACTTTATATAATGAGCATAGATGGTTAGACTTTCCTTGGGAGAAACAATGAGAACAAGTGAGATACGTAAAGAAACGAACTGGAACATGGGTGAATCAGATGTTCTATACATTGTAGATTTGTATGATGATGGGGTGCTGGTAGAATCACGTAAACTACCTAACAAAAGCATACACTATGCTAAAGACGTATCAGAAAACTGGGATAATGGAATCATAAAAGATGATAAGTGATATAATTAAAACACGCCTCAAGTCAGCAGGTTTGAGGTATCACGCATCTGATAATATTTCAGGTGTGTTATATGCTGGCGACAAAGACGCAATCATAAACGAACTGACTGAAAAGTTTGAGGGTGTGCTTGACTCTCTGATTATTGACAGAGAAACAGACCCTAACTCACAAGGCACAGCAAGGCGACTTGCTAAGATGTATGTGAACGAACTCATGGCTGGTCGCTATGACAAAATGCCTAATGCCACAGC